GGGCGATTTTCTCGTCAATTCACCAGCAATACGACCAGGAGGATCACCATCAGGACATCCAGGACGAGCCCTGCCTGCAGCCGCAGGCTGAGCTCTTCCTCCCGCTTTCGGCAGCGGATCGCGTCTAACACGTCCTTCGCGGTCAGACCGCAGACAACAGCAAGCATAATCCCGATGATCAGCTCTCTTTTCATAGTGCAATCTCCTTTTTCACATGGTATATCTCAAATCTGATTGAATGTCCTTTCATAAAGCAAGCACCGATGACACCCCTATGCCTATCTTTGCTCTACTGCTTTTTTTGCAAGAGCCGTACTCCGGCCCGTTTCACGCAAACTCGATCGTCAGGGCGATGAAGATCTGGGCCATGTAGTACAGCACGTGCAGGACGGCGTTGCGGTACGGGCTGTCGTCTTTCCCGAAGGAGAGCACGACCAGCATATTGTCGCTCGCTGAGAAGCATACGCCGCCGACGAAGAACAGAAACAGCGCCCGGCTCGAGCTGATGAACGCGCCCGTCGCCGCGCAGGCCGTCATAAACAGCACGCTCGCGATATACACCGCGCCGAGCGGCGTGACCTTCCCGGCCCGCACCTCCTTGGCGTAGGCGTAGAAGCTGGCCGCGCCGAGCGCCACGACGGCAATGGGGATCGCATATGTCCACGCCTGCGGGCAGAGCGTCAAGATCGCCGCGATATACACCACGTGCCCCAGGAAAAACGAGACCGAGCCCGCCGCGAAGAAGAAATGATGCAGCTTCTGCCCCAGATACCGCAGCGCCAGCAGCAGATCGCCCAGCATCCCGAGCGTCAGCCCGGCGACGACCAGCTCGCCGTACACGCTCGTCCCCGTGCGCCGCAGCTCCAAAAGCCCCAGCAGCACAAACACGAGCGAAGCCGCCGTCTTGAGAAACACCGACATCCCATCGCGCCTGCGGTAGGACCGCATAATAAAAAGCGTCTCCAGAATCGCCCCCGCACTGATCAGCAGGATCCTCAGCATACCCCTGCTCCTTTCCTGTTCCTTTTTTCCATCTTACCATGCCGCCGCCCGCCCTGTCAATTCTCCGCTGCCCCTGCCTTCCCCTATGAGGGGAAGGTGGCACGGCGGAGCCGTGACGGATGAGGGCGCTGCAAATTTGATACAACCTCTCAGTCAGCCTTCGGCTGCCAGCTCCCCTGAAAGGGGAGCCATGGGTCCGCTGCGGCGGGGTTCACCCCTCAGGCGCTCCGCGCCAGCTCCCCTTAACAAGGGGAGCCTTGGTGCGTGCAAATCAATAAAACCTCCCCGCAAAAAGGTGCAGACCAGCAAATCCGGTCTGCACCTTCTATTGATAGCAGATATTCTACGGTAACTAGTTACAAATCTGATACCCCCCGTATCAGGCGGCGCGTACCAAAACGCCCGTAAGGTGAGTCTCGTGTGGAACGTCAGACTAAAACATTGTTTCCTGCCTAAATTCAGATGCAGAAAGCACCGACCGTAACCAAGCGCCCCTTTTCTCCCCCTTCTTTTCCGGCAAGACGGAAAAGAAGGGGCCGTCGGAGACAACCGGCAGCTGCAAATTTGCTACAACCTCTCAGTCAGCCTTCGGCTGCCAGCTCCCCTGGAAGGGGAGCCTTTTTACTCCTTCTGCATCAAGTGATACTCATACAGCAGCTTCGCCGCGGCCTCGCGGGTGATCGGCTGCTGCCAGCCGAAGTTCCCTGCGCTGTCGCCGGTGAACACCCCGTTCTGCTTCGCCCATTCGGTCGCCTCCCGCGCCCAGTCCGAGGGCGCGTCGCCGGTGCCCTGCAGGCTGAGCAGCTCCTCCTTCGTCACTTCCATCACCTCCATCACCAGCCGTTTGAACCGGACCCACGCCGACTCGTCGTCCACCCACATAGCCGGGCAGCGCTTGCTCACCACATCGTAGTGCCGCAGCACGTTCCCGATCGGGATCTGATAGGTCCGCATGAGCGTTCTCGTGAGCAGCGCCGCATTCTCGACCACCGCGTCCTCCAGCCAGTACCGGCCGTTTTCATACCGGCAGCACATCTCGATGGAGATCGAGTTGCCGTTGTGGCAGCGCGGATGCTTCTGCCGGTAGACGCCCGCCGTGCCGACCGCCCAGGCCGTATCGCCGTCGTCCACCGACTGCAGCCAGCCGTTCCGGTCGACAAAATAATGCGCCGAGGCCCCGCGCGGGGACCGGAAATAGTTCAGATTCCCCGCGGCGGAGTCATTGCGCCCGGCCGTGTAGTGCAGAACGAGAAATTCGATGCGCTGCGTCCGTCCTCTGGTGTAATTACTCGGATGCGCCGTCGTCATGCTTCGCACCCGCCTCGCTGTGCAGCTTCTGCGCCTGGGTGCCGAAATAAAAGGCGATGACCGTCGTGTAGATCATCATGAAGTCCTGGCTGACCTCACCCTTTACGGCCTGCCACGCAAAGACCGCCGTCAGCGCCAGCGTCACGATCGATTTGACCGTCAGCAGATTTTCAATGCGCTTCAAAACCTGTTCCATACCTCCCGAAGCTCCTTTCATGTCACGATCTCCCACCCGGCGATCTCCTGCGCGATGCGGTCGATGAATGAATTGCCGCGCAGCGCCTTGTAGGCCTTGTACTCATAGAGATAGTTCTCATATTCATACTGCCGGATGGTCTTTTCCTCCCTGTGCTTATAATATGTCGCCAGCATGTCCGCGCGCAGCATACATTTCTGCCCCTCGCGGATGGCGCTCATCCCGAACAGCCGCTCCCGCACCGGCTTCGCCAGCAGCACCAGCAGCGTTACGATCGACCCCAGCCCGCTGCACACACTGACCAGCGCGGAAAACGCCGTCATCTGCCCCGCACTCATCGCAGCGCATCCTCCGCCGCCTCGATGAGCGCCGCCAGCTCCGGGATGAGGCCCGCCAGCGTCTTCTTTGCCGCCGCGCCGAGCGCCGCATAGCCCTCCGTCAGCTTCCGCAGCGCCGGCAGCAGCGCCGCCAGCTTGTCCGACGCGCGCACGTCCAGCCCCTCGAGCCGGGCTCTGATCTGCGCGAGCAGCTTTTCTTCCAGTTTCGTCATGCCAGTGCCTCCCCGATCTGCCGCAGCGCCTCTTCGAGCTGCGTGTATTTGCCCATCTTGACCGTCAGCGTTCCGTCGCGGTGATCCGTGATCGGGCCCGCGACGCAGTAGTCGGCATTGTCCCATTCCTGCACGGTCTCGGTCCCGCCGCCGTCCGTGCCGTCCGGCACCGTCTCCCGCTGGACGATCGACCAGCCAAGACCGTCCGTAAACAGCTGCGCGGCCTGCGCGTGCGTCATCGTCAGCGTGATGGACTTGGACGCGCGCCCGTCCCAGTCGCGGTCGATCAGCCTTCCGCTGATGTATGCCGGATATTCATTCTCCTGTACCTTCAGATAGATCATTGCCTCTCCCCGTCTCTCCTTTCCTTAAAAGCACCATGCCGCCGCGATACCGTCCACCTCGGACGCGACGCTCCAGTCCGCTTCACCGCTCCATCCAGTTCTGTCAAAGCAGGTAGTGCTGTTGAGTCTCGGCGAGCGCAAATACCATGCACGGTTTTTCTTCCGGTTGGCCGCCGTCTGGTAATACGCGTACTGCGTGCCCTCGCCTGGATAGGAGAATGTCCGTGTGCCCTGTACCTCGATCTCCGACAGCAGGAACAGCGTGTCCTCCGTCGTGTCGATGGCCGAGCTCGCGCCGCCTGCCGTGGTCTTCTTTGTCACGGCCTTCAGCGCGGCCACGACCTCTGCTGGCATTTTCGACTTTATTATCTTGAAACCACCAGTCGTCCGCAGCAGACAGTCTGCCCAGCCCCCAGTGTTGCTACCAGAGTTATTCATCTTGTACTCTGTCGCATAGCATGTGTGCATCTGGAACGTCAGCGGAGCCTTACCCGAGCCGTCGGCATAATCGTCGTGGTTCTTGCCGATGATGTCGATCTGATAGTTTTTCTTCCCGAACGCCATCATACAGCTGTCCCCGACGTTCCATGTGTCCGGCACCTGCTTGTTCTGGCAGGCGGCGATGATCGTCCGCCAGCTGTTTTTGGAAAAGTCCGCATCCAGCCCGCCAAAGCCGATCGCGTAGGCCGTGCCGTCCACCAGCGTCCGGCCTGCCGTCCGGCTGCGGGCCGTGCCGTCAATGAGATCCGTGCCGCCCGTGACCGTATAGCCCGTGCCGCCGATCAGCGTCCTGTGCGCCATCTCCCCGCCTCCCTACTCATACTGCCAGGCGATCGCGCCGTTGACCGTCGGCGTCGTCTCCTGCGCGAACAGCGCCTCGCCGCGGGCCATGTAGGTCGTGTAGGCCGTGTCGGCGGCGTGGACGTCCGTGCTCCGGTTCAGCCGCGCCGTAAGTTCCGCGGGCGTCGCATACGTCCCCGCCAGGCTGACCGCGCCGGTCTGCCCGTCGACCGAGCTGACCGGCACGCTGACCTGCGCCGCAGCCGCCGCAGCCAGCTCCTGCTTGTCCGCCTCGGTAAAATAATCCGTCCCCTTCACCGGTGCCGCGCCCGCGGGCCCCTGCGGGCCGGTCTCGCCCTGTGGGCCTTTCTCGCCCTGTGGACCAGTCGGACCCTGCGGGCCCGTCTCACCCTGTGGGCCCGTTGGGCCCTGCGGGCCCGTCTCGCCGGGGTCGCCCTTTGCGCCGTCTGCGCCGGGCTCACCCTTGTCGCCCTTTTCGCCGCGGGCGGGCTTGCCGGTGTCGGTCTCGCCCAGATACCAGTTGCCGTTCGCGCCGATCACCGGCGTCACACCGTCGATGCCGTCGACGCCGTCCGCGCCCTTCGCGCCCTGCAGCGGCCCGTTGTTGACCCACGCGCCCACCGCGCCGTCATAAATGTAAATGTCATACGGCGCTGCCGCGCCCACGCCGTAGGCGTCTCCCGCCTCCGGCGCATCGACGCCCGCCGCCAGCGCCTCCGCCGTGGCGAAAAAGCCCCGGATCGTGAAGCCCGCGCCGGTCTGCCCCGTCTCGCCCTGCGGGCCGGGGTCGCCCTTCGGCCCCGGTTCTCCCTGCGGGCCTGCAGGTCCGGCCGGACCCGCGGGGCCTGCCGGTCCCTGCGCACCGGTCTGCCCCTGCGTGCCGGTCTCGCCCTTCGGGCCGGGCAGGCCCTGCTCGCCGCGCGCGCCCTGCGGGCCGAGGACGGAGCCGAGATCCGCCCGGCTCCCATCCGTCAGCGTCAGCACCAGATGGCCCTCGTCCGTGACCTCCGCCGCCTTCACGCCGCGGGAGACCAGCCCGTGCAGCGTGACCGCGATCGTATTTGGAATTTCCACTCGCATCCGCTCACCTCATTCTGCCGCCGCGCAGTTGCCCCGCGCGAGCGTCGTTTTGTCGCCGTGCGTATAGAGGATATCGTAGCGATACGCCCCCTGCGGGAATTTCGCGCTCACCGTCTCGTCAAACACCAGCGTCACGCAGTTCCCCGTCACGCCGGTAAAGGAGAAGGTGTGCACCGGCGCGTTCTGCTCATCATAGAACCGGACCGTCACGCTGTCGTCCGCGCCGACCGTCACCGCCTCGCCGTCCTGATCCTGCAGCTCCAGCCGCAGCGTGACTTTAAACGTATCTCCCGCGTACCAGCGCAGCACGCCGCCCGCCACACGCGGGCTGGGCCTTGCCGCCGGAAGCTTTGTCATGCCCGTCTCCCCCTTCCGTCAGTTCAGCTCCGCCTGCCCGCTCGTCCAGGCGCTGCTGCGGGTCTTCTTCACGCCCGTACTGCGGCCGCCGGCCTTGGAAGACGCTGTCTTCTGCTTCCGGCTGCCCGCCGTACCGGTGGATTTCGCCGCGGCGTTCTGCGCCGCCTTCGCGGCCGCCTCGGCAGCCGCGGCCTGCTTGTCCGCGTAGGCCAGCTGCTTCCAATACTGCGCGTTCGCCGCGTCCTCGCGGTCCGCCTGATATTCGAGCGAGCTCCAGTAATTGTCGTTTGCCAGCTTCGCCGCGCTCGCATACGCGCTGCGCGCGTCGTCCAGTTCCGCGTAGTAGTCGCTCATCTGGTCGCGGTAGCGCGCGTAGTCGCTCTGCTCGCGGCTGCTGAGCAGCTGATAGCGGTCATAGAGCGCCGCCTCTCCGCTCTGCCACTGCTCCCGCGCCTGCGCATACAGCTCCGGCACGATCTCGTTCAGCTGCTGCAGATACGCATTGTACGCCTGCTGTCCGGTCTGCTGGCCGTAGCTCGAGCCGTAGCCGCCCGTGAGCGCTGCCGCCTGCCCCATCGTGTCCTGCATGGCGAGCCTGCCCGCCGTCTGATACTGCTCTCTGGCCTGCCGGTACACCGGATCTTTGCCCAGATCGTAGGAGAAGTCTCCCCGCTCCGCGATCCGGTCATAAAGCTCCTGCAGCTGCCCCTCCCACCGGGAGGCATACGCCCCCGGCTTCGCCGCCTGCACGCGCCCGAGCGCCGCCTTTGCCTCCGACACGCCGGAAAGATCCTGCACCGGCTGCTGCGCCGCGCGGGCCGCAGGCACGCCGTAGCTGCCGCGGTAGTTGTAGATCGTCTGCTGCTGGTTGCTGAGCGCGCTGCGGTAGCTGCCGTCCGCATTGACGCCCAGGATCCGGTAGGTGCCGCCGCCCGTCACGACCTCGTCGCCCGCCTGCAGGCCGGTCGGCGCCTTGCCGTTACTCTGCACTCTGTAAAGCGCCATCTTCTGCCTCCTGTTCTTCCTCTTTTTCCGCTTCCTCCTGCCGCTCCAGCACGGCCACCTGCCCGCGCACCTGCTCGAGCACCATGCCGACGATGCACGGCGGCAGCCCCGCCGCGTTGATCGCCTCCACCAGCCCCGCGCGGAGCGTGTGGATGCTTCCGGAAAGTCTGCTCATGTTCATCCCTCCAATCGTTCTACCCGCGCCTGCAGCCGCTGGATCTGCCGGATGCAGAGAGCCACGAATTCCTCATACCGCAGGCCGTAATCCGCCCCGCCGCCTTCGCGCGGCGACCGGACGAAGGCCGCGAAATCCTGCCCCGTCAGCCCGCAGGCCGCGAGCGCCTGCTCCACGTCCTGCGCGATCAGCCCCGTATGCACCCGGCCGGACGTCCCGTCCTTCAGCCGGTAGCAGACCGGCCGCAGCCGCGCGAACAGCGCGTCATAGCGGTCAAGCTCGTCGGAGATCTCCGTCTTCTTCTCCCGGTCGGACGTGCTGATCGTGCCCGTCTGCGCATAGACGACCGACCAGCGGTAGTTCGAATACCCGAGTGAGCCCGCGCCGTCATACTCCGGCGCCGCGCCGCCCGAGACCGACAGATTCCCGCCCACGGTCATCGTGCAGTTCGTATGCGCGCCGCTGCCGGTCACCGACAGCGTATTCTGCCCATAGCAGAGCTTCGCGCCGCTCGTCGTGGCGACGACCTCGCCATAGCCGCTCATCAGATGGATGCCCGCGCCGCCGTAATCGCCCGTCGTGTACCCCAGATACCCGCCGACTGCGCTTCCCAGCAGCGACGAATACACCGCCATATCCCCGCCGAGCTTGATATAGTCCGCCGACAGCGTCCCCGTCGTGATATCGCTCGCCGACAGGTGGTCGACCGAAAAATTATTGAAATCCAGGATCCCGCCGTTGATGCGCGAAGCCGAGAAATTGCCCGCCGTGATGTCGTCCGCCCGCAGCCCTGTGACCACGGCGTTCGTCACGTTGAGGCTCGTCGCCGTGATCGCACCGGAGATGCTCGCCCCCGTGCACGTCAGCTTGCCGTTCGCGTCGACCTTGAATTTGTCCTTGATGGAAAGCCCGCTCGTGCCGAAGTACATGCTAGCGCTGCCCCCAAATTCGTTGGCCGTGCGGAAAATGCTGCTTTCCGAGATCGTCCACGGCCCGAAGGTCGAGTCGGCTGCCGCCGTGATCTTCCCCGACAGCACCGCCCCCGCCGCCTCCAGCGTCCCGGACGGAAAATGGAGCTTCTTGTCGCTTAAATACGCGACCTCCTGCCCGTCCTGCCAGAAGCTCACCCGGTCCGGCGTCACCGTGACCAGCTCGTTCTTCGTCTGGTCGATGACCCGTTCGCCGCCGTCCGTCACCGTCGTCTCGATGTTCCCCACGCCCACGCCATAGACCGGCACAGCGTCCTTGTAGTAGAGCAGCCCCGTCTTGATGTACTGCTGCGAATTGACGGAAAACTGATTGTTGACGCCCGCCGTGTAGTCATACAGCTGTTTGATGCCGACCGAGTTTCCCTCGATCGTCAGCTGTGTCTTCTCGAGATACTTGCCGAAGTCCGAGATGGCCACATAGCTGCCGGACAGCTTCGTCGACCACGTCTCCGAATTCGCCGCGGCGAAGTCCGCCGTCTTGATGATGAGGGACTTTAAAGCCGCGTATCCCGAAAGCGTTGTCTTCTTCTCCGCCTCGGGCAAACTGTCCGCGTCGATGGCCTGCGAGATCTCCGTCAGCGTCGCCTTCGCCGACCAGTCGGCGAGGTTCAGCTGCTCGGTCACGCTGCACAGATACCGCCGCATGCTCTCCAGCTGCTCCTGCGTCGTCTTCCCCGCGATCGACGGGTATGCAAGTGTTAAAGATCCCATTATGCGTCACTCCCTGCCTCTAAAACCCGCGCCAGACTGAACAGCTTCATCTCGCCCTTGCCCGTCAGCCGGAACTTCAGGTGGTCGCACCTGGCCGGGCGGATGGGCAGCAGGAACGTCCGCAGCCCCCGTCCCTCGATATGCCCGCAGTGCCGCCAGACGCCATCGGAATCGTACTGCACCCAGAAGTCGACCGAGGAACCCTTCGGCAACTGCATCCGCAGGTTGATCCTGGACACATACTTTTTCCCGACGAGTCCATACGTCATGATCCCCGTCTCCGCCATCCAGCCTACCGGGCCTTCCAGCGTCCCGACACTCCCGTACACGGTCCTGAGCGTCCCATCCTCAAGGAAGTACAGCTCATCGTCCACCCGCGCGAAGTCCTCTGCGTGGGTATTGTCCTCCCTGTGCCAAAGGCCCTTTCTCGTGTCGTAGACGAACAGCGACCAGTTATGACCTTCATCCTCCATGCTGATGAAATACTTTCCTCTGGCGCCGCCCGCCACGGCATTGTAATACAGCTTCGTCCCGAAGCAGCTGCCGATCTCCTTCGGCAGACTCCCGTCGTACACGCAAACGCCCATCCGCGATTTGTAATACAGCCGGTCATCCACCACGACCAGGCTCTTGCTTGACCCATTCTGCACGCCCGCGCATTTCTGCACGACCACCTGATGCGCCCCCGTCGCCGACGGATACACCCGGTGGAAGCAGTCCTCCTTGAAGAAGATCGGGCTGTCCGCCAGCGTCGCCGCGCCGGTCCACTTCCCGTCCGTGCCGCAGCTCGCGCGCCACGAGTCCGTCGACACGCCCTGGTAGCACTCCCAGTTCTTAAAATCGCCCAGCTTGCAGCAGTAGATCTCATTCACCGTCTTCCCGTCCGCCACGCCGTACTTGCAGCCCCAGAGCCGGTTGCCGCA